TAAAAATATTAAATTGTTTTATGGAAGGTAAAGAAATAGATTATGCTATAAGTGATTTATCTGAGGCAAGTAATGTTAGCAGACAGTATGCATATATAGTAGTTAAAAATTTAATGAAGTTTGGTATTGTAGAAGAAAGTAGAATTGTTGGAAGAACACAACTGTATAGAATAGTAAGTAAGAATACAATAGCAAAAGCATTATTAAATTTTAATGATGAAGTAATAAAGTATCAAATGAAGAGAGTTGAGAAGGAATATAAAAATGGTAAATAATAAAATGGAAGAATGTAGTAATTTTCGTAAAGGGTTTTGTGAGTGTTTTAATAAGATGGCAGATGAGTGTGAATGTAATATAGATTGTGAGGGTTATACAGAATAATAAAAATATTTTAAATAGATTAAGGTGATATAAATGGATGAAAAAACTTTAGATAGTTTTAAAAAACAAGCATATATAAGTGTTAAAAAAGCAACAATGGTAGAACTTAGTATATTGCTTGAAGCATGTCGTTTTGAAATACTTGAAAGAAATATGTCTAGGATAGTGCCCTTAAATTTTACCACAATTGATGTTGTTGGTTCCAACAACATCAATTCTAGTTTAGATTTTGAAAATACAGATAATAAATTTACAAATCATTTTAATTGTGAAAATCAAATTAAAAAATATTTTTTTGAATATTTAGATAAAATTACAAATGAAATAGTAAAAAATGAAACAGAATAATAAAATGGTAAAATGTAAATATTGTAATAATACATCTTTTCAAGGTGCCGGAGAGATGGTAGAAGGACACTGGGTTTGTAAACCATGTATAGGATATAAAGATTATATAAATGCTACAAAACTTACAACCCGATGTATGACAAAGGAGGCAATCTTGAATATTGTATCTGAGTATTACGACAAACAAAGAGGCTTAAAGAAATGAAAAAAGAAATAATAACAAGAAAGTATTATTGTGATATTTGTGGTTGTTTAATAACAAAAGAAAGAAGTAAAAAGAAGACAATATTAAAGAAAGCAGAAGAATGGTTATTACAAACAGATACAAAACTAACAAAGTATTACCATTATGGGGATAAAAAAGATATAGATATATGCAATGTTTGTTTATTATCATTTAAAGGTTGGACTAAGTCTAGGAAAAATGATTTGGTAATACAGAGGAAAAAATGAACGATGAACCACAAGCAGGAGGACTAATAGATAAACATTATTTATGGAGTTGGTTAGGTAAACCTTTTCTTATTGTAACTGCTGTTATAGGAGTAATATTATTTTTCCTTTATCCGTATATATCAGTGGACGAAGCATATTTGGGATATTATCCAGATGATAGTATAACTGTTGGCAGTCAAGAATGGAGAGAATGGCACGAAATAAAATTAAACGAATCTGTTTGTGCCGGAAAAGAAATACTTAATACAATAGATATATGTGGTGGTCATGTAACAACATTTTGTAAAAAGATATGGAGCCCAGCATACAATTGGTGTGAAATACATTGTATGTATAATCAATGTTATTGGCAGTGGTGGTTTGAATGAAATGGAGTAAACCAAATAACAGAAAGATAGATCCTGAATTTAAGGAAGGTATTAGATTATTAAATAAGAGTGGTATCACCACATTAGGATCTTGTTGTGGCCACGGAAAATATAAACCTACTATTATTGTTGAATCTAATATGGGTATTAATATGGAATTATTTAGTGGAACATTTATTCCACGTAAAAGAAAGTTTTATAAGAGTGACGGTAAAGGATATTTTTATATACCTGAGGTGGAGGAACAGAAATGATAAAGAAATTAATAAAACCTTTAATACCCCAGAAGTGGTTAGAATGGTATTTGTATGATTACCGTAAATATATTAATCCTAAAACAAATCCTGAAAAGATGATACTCGCGCCTTATTGTATCGGCAAAGGAGCCGATATCGGCTGTGGTGGCCATAAAACTGTACAGCACGCAATCGGTGTTGATATACGTCCAAGAGGTACCAAAGGACTGTACGGTAGTCAACAAGGCATGATATCTAAAGCTGATGTTGTCGGCAATGCGACAAATTTACACATGTTTAAGGATAAGGAGTTAGACTTTATTGTTGGTCGTCACGTACTCGAACATTGCATTGATGTCACATTAGCTTTACAAGAATGGAGGAGAGTATTAAAAATATCTGGATTGTTATGTGTTGTTCTTCCAGATGAACGATGTGGTGAAACAATTAAATTAGATCCAACTCATGTTCATGTATTCACACCGGATTCTTTCAAACGGTTATTAGAAGCAGTAGGAGGATTTAAAGTAATAAGAGATGATGTAGCAATAGAGAATTGGAGCTTTTATGTTGTGGCGAAAAAGGTAAAAGAAAATGTATAATAAAAATAAACATTGTAGATATTGCAGATGGAATAAAAGATATGATGAAAATAATGATACTAATAAAATCAAAAAATATAAATTTTGTCCTATTTGTGGAAATAATATAGAAACTTTTAATTGTTCACCAAATATATGAGGAAATAAAAAATGGATAAAAGAAAAAATATAATGATATTAGATTTAAGAGAACAAAGCGATTCTGAATTATTAGCTTTAACAGATATGTTAGTGAATGAAGAAATTAATTGGATATTTTTAGATAATGTAACTAAAGATTATGAATGTAATCATGAGAATAGTTGTAATTGTTGTGATGGTGTTGCTAATTTAAAAAAAATAATTAGAAAAAAATTAGAAAAATAAAAATGAAAATAGAGATAAACTGATGAATACTAAAACAAAATTAAAAAAAGAAATTGAATTAGCTATAATAAATGGTAGTATTTTAATCGGTTGTGGCAGAAGAAGAGAGGTTATTAATCATATTAATAAAATAATTGATAGGTATGTATTATGAATTATACACTTTATGTTCCGGCACAAAATTGTTGTGATATAAATGTATGTCATACAAATTGTATGATGATAGGACATTTAACTTTGATTGGATGGATGTTTATATTATTATTTGTTATTATGGTTAGTATGATTTTAATTTATGGAAGCAGTTTAAAAGGTGAAAAAGATGGGAACTAAAAAAATAAGAACTTGTGATATGTGTAAAAAAGAAGTAAATCCATATTCTTTTGGAGCAATTACCTTATATAATGAAATAAGGATAGGTAGGGGGGGTATGTTCAAAGAATATTCAAGTAATTCTCCTCATATTAGATTTAAAATAAAGGATGCTATTGGTGATTTTGATGGGTTTGAAAAGTATTGTTATGATAAGCAAAAAGAACTAAGTTTTTGTTCATTGGGTTGTTGTGGTCAGTTTATAGACGGTGCTTTTAAAGAAATGTTTGATGAAAATTTAGAAGCATACAAAAAAAGGAAGTTTGAAATTGACAATATTACTTTTGAAGAATACAAGCAAAAAATTAATCAATCTTGGTTAAAACATTTATTTAATAAGATAAAACCACTTGATTTATACAAACAAAAAATAAAGGAATTTAATAACCTTATTCAAGATATAAAAGACAAAAAGAAAGATTATGAACAGATGTTATCTAAGACTGGTATAAATAATAAAAAATGAGACCTAAACTATCAATAATACTTCCTGCATACAACGAAGAGAGATATCTAAAGCGTTGTCTTGACAGTTTATTAAATCAAACACAGAAGATATATGAAATTATATTAATAGATGATGGTAGTACAGATGATACAATAAAGATTGCAAAACAATATAAAAAGAAATGTAGACTAATAATATTAAAACAAGAACATAAAGGACCAGGTGCAGCTCGTAACTATGGTTCAAGCAAAGCACACGGAAAGATCTTAATATTAGTTGATGCCGATATGCTTTTCAATAAAGATTATCTTAAACATTTAATTAAACCGATAGTCAACGATAATGAGTTTGGTACGACACACGGAACCGAGAAAGTAGCCAACTTAAACAATATCTGGGCACGGAGTTGGAGCACTAACAGATTACCCCGCCCGCCGTTACGTACAGCAGTATTCAGAGCTATTATAAAAGATGTGTTTTTAAAGAAAGGTGGCTTTGATAACACTAAAGGTTATTTTGATGATGACCTCAGTCATATAGGATCTGGGTTAGTTGTTAGAGAAGCTATATGCTACCACAATAATCCTGAGACACTTAAAGAGGCATTTAAACATAGTGTATGGGTAGGAAGAGGTATATATAAAACTGGTTCGTTAGGATATTATTTAGGTAGATTACATGCTTTTGTAATATTATTTATTGCACTTATGGTACCTATTACTTTGTTTATGAGACCAAACGGTTTAGAATTGATTGTAGGTACAAGTGGATTATTATTTGGAATTATATTTTTCTTTACACTTGTCAAAACATTAAAAGAAAAATATTTATCACATTTAATATGTCTACCTATAATGTGGTTTGTAAGATTATGTGGCTATGGTGTAGGTTTCCTAAAAGAGAAGTTTACAATTCAATAAGTTTATATATGTAATAGTTTTAAATTATATTATATAAGAGGTAAAGTAAAATGAAACTTTGGATAGGTAAAGAAAAGGAAGGAAAACATATAGGTATGTATACTTTATTTGTTTGTGGGAATGAAATTACATTTATAGAAATAGAAAAAGTATTAGATGAACATTTAGCCATAAAACAAATTTATTTTGGTGCAGGACTTTGTTCGGCATATAATATTGAAATAGTTAAGAAGTGTTGTAATGTTTATAAGAACATGATTATTACAGTTGAAATAAGATTAGATGATTTAAAGAAATTTAGTACTTATTTATTACATAAAGATAATTTACATATAATAATAACATTTGATGATGAACATAAAAGATTGATACATTTAAATCCTTTAAATGTTCAGTTTAAATTGCAATGTTTAAAAAGAACTGGAAGAATGATTGCAATGAGTAGTTTAGAAAATTTTAATTTAGTTGATATAATTAAACTTAAAAAGAAAATATATAAAGGAGATAAAGTATTAAAACGGTTGTGAGGTATTTAGAATGAAAAAATATATCATTATAATGTTAATAATTGTTGTAATGTTTCTAACATCTTGTACTTTGGAAAAAGGTTCAAGTACAGATTATGTTTACGGATATGATAAAGGTATAGTATGGGGACACGCATATTTGAAAGATGATCATACCACTTGTTATTGTTTTGATGACGATGATATGAGTGAACAGTTTGAATATGCACAATCAAATAATGTTAAAGTGAAAGTAAACTATGAAAGATACATTACTAGAGGATTTTTATGTAATTGTGGAGAAAAGATAAGTACTGTGATTGTAACAAAAGTTGAGGTAGTAGAATGAAAATAAATTTATTTTTAGAGTGTGAATTAGAAAGCGAATATGAGAATATAGTTGCACATATTAAATGCTTTGGAAAAACTATTTATAGTTTCAATTGTGGAACAAAATATAGAGATAAAGCTGAGAAATATGTTCGCCAAGTAATTAAAAATACGTTATCAGATTTATTGACACAAGGAATACAGGAAGCAGATTGTAATTATAATGAAAATAATATTGATAGAGAGGATGAAGACAATGAGTAAAGCATTATATGTACCAGCAATTGGAGAACAATTTAATTCTGTTTGGAAAAGAGGATTAAATTATAAAGGTAAGGATATGAAGTTCTTTACTAAGGATAGTCATTTTGAACATAATATAGGTTTGCAAAGTTGTTATTATGGAATTAATGGAGTAGGGAAAAGAGCAGAGACTAATTTTAGAGATATGATTAAATTTCCTAAAGATAAAGTGCTATTAGGCGACAGCGCGGGATTTCAAATTGCAAGTTTTAAAATAAAGGGAGAAAAATGTAATATTGAACCAATAGATAGTTTACGTTGGCAAGAAGAGAATTGTGACGTAGGTATGAACCTCGACGTTCCACCCACGTTGGGTAAAGTCGCCGTATACGATGATTTTATCAAAGCTCTCGATGAAAGCGTAGAAAACTTCAAACTCTTTGAAAAGGAAAGAAAGAATTTCAACATGAAATTACTTAATGTACTTCACGGCGAGAACATTGAGTTGATGGATATTTGGTATAACAAAGTTAAAGATTTTAAGTTTGATGGTTGGGCAGTAGGAATGAAACCACCCTTTGATCCAATGATACAGGCAATGGGTTTTTTGTATTTATGGGAAAAAGGAGAATTTAAAAAGGACACATGTAAATGGGTACATTTTTTTGGCACAAGCGGAAAACATGTTGTACCAACTATTGTATATTTAGCTAGTAAGGTTAATATACCTGTAAGTTATGACAGTAGCAGTTATAATATAGGAAGTATCTATCGTACATATTATGCACCATTTGATATTGGGCCACATTTAGCATTTGGTGAAAAGTTTAAAATTAAAAATCCACATATAAAAAAATTGCCATGTAATTGTCCGGTATGTCAAACAATAGATAATATTGAAGACTTAAACAAAACTGATATATATGCTGGAACTTTAATCAGTTTACATAATATGTATCAATATATTTATTATAATGATGTATTAAATAATTTAGTAGATGAAAAGGAATTGTTTTTGGATTATTTAAAAACAATTAATATAATGGAAAAAACATTAAAAAGTATTGAGTTTATTGACCATGCTTTAGAGTTTGGATTAAAATCTGCAATATGTGTATATAAACAATATTTGATTACACAAGATTTAGATAAAACAAAACAAGGTGGTATATTTGACTTCTAAACTAAATTGGGAAACTTATAAACAAATACCTGAGAAATTAAGAAAGGAGTTTGATTATAAATTTGGTGAGGCGCCAAAGTTATCAGTTGGAGCTATTACTAATACACTTGTGTTTACCTTATTAATTATTATTGTATTTATGTCATCAACATTGTTAATATTACAAGTAGATGAATTTGAAGAATATAAAGATAGTTTGTTTGAAATATTTAAGTCAGTAGATTTATTAATAACCGGAACAATTATATTTTTTATTATTGTTATAGTATTAGATTTAATTTTTTATGGTGCTTGGTTTTATAATAAAAGGAAATGGCTAAAATTACATGAGATTAAAATACAGTATCCTTTAATAAAAAAGATTAAGGAGTTCAAACTTGGTAAGCGATGATGTATTAATATATGATATAGAAACTCGTACATTCGGTAAACCAGATAGTAGTAAAGATAAATTACGAATATTTGGTTGTTATAGTTATAAGACTAAAAAATCATATTTACTCACCAAAAAAGAAGATATACAAAAGATAATAGACGGACACAAATTCTTAGTTGGGTTTAATAATGTTGGAACAAGATTAGAGCCAGGTTATGATAATCCTATATTAGAAAGAGAAGGCTTTAATATGAAGTATAAGATTTTTATTGATTTAAAGAATGTAATTAAAGATAGAGCCGCTGTAATTAAAATTAAAAAAGGATTATTGAAAGATATATTAATGGAATATAAATTAGATTATATTACAAGGATGTTAGATTTAGTAGATGACGAAACAGCTAAAGATGAGATTGATTATAAAATATTTCAAAAAGATGTTTGGACAGCTGAAGAGAAAGCTAAAATTGCACATTATACAAGAAGAGATATAGAAATTACTAAAAAATTATATGAATGGGTTGAGGATTATTTTCAAGTATTAAAACCATTTGTTAAACAAGAAGATATTGATAAGAAAAAGTATTTGACAGATAGTATAGCTAAGTTTACATATAAGGCTATATGTAAAGCAATGAAATGGGAAGAGAGATATAATACAAATATAAGTGATGAACATGAAGAAACAATAAGTGGAGGATATGTTGCATATCCCGCAGGTGAGAAATTTGAAGGTGATATCTACTGCTTGGACTTTAATTCACTATACAAATCTATCATGGTACAATGTAATTTGCATGGAAGGAAAAAAGATTCTTTAGTTGATGATGGAAGACCTGTTTGGTTTGGAGGGGGAAAATGGAAAGTCGAAGGAGCATATTATAGTGACGTGTTGAGTCCTGTAGGACAACAACTTAAAGATTGGTATAAAGACAGAGTTGCTTTTAAAAAGGCAGGAGACAGAAAAGAGTATACAATAAAAATTATTTTGAATACTGCGTATGGCGTGCTAGATAATATATATTATGCTAATGTATATGATAAAATAGCAAGTGGCGATTGTACTAGATTAGGAAGACAATGGACTAAATATGCACGTAAGGTATTTAAAGAAAATGGATATACAGTTATCTATAGCGATACGGACTCGATTTTTATTCTAGATCCATTTAATGATAAAGAAAAGATGTTAAAGATTAAAGATAAAATAATAAATGATATTAAACAAACAGTACCTTTCAATGATGAATATTTTGATATGGGAATAGATGATGAAATCAAATATATGTACTTTTTTAAAGGTGGGAATAAGGATAAAGGGGATGAAGAGTTTGACGAAGACGATTTCATTAATAAGCCAAAAGGATTAATGAAAAAGAATTATATTTATGCAACGAAAGATGATAGAGTAGTAATTAAAAATCTAGGAATAAAGAAAAAGAGCAATACTCCTCTTTCTAAAAAGATATTTTGGGAGTATTTAGTTCCAAAAATTAAAAAAGGACAAATCAAGTTTAGCAAGTTATTTATAAAGACATTAATTGAAGAGTTATTAGAAAAGGATATTATGTTAATGGCATTACGTAAGGATGTTGGTCAACCAGAGCAATATAAATCTAAGACATCATTAGTATATCAAATAGCAACTAAGTACGGAAGTGGTATAAGTTTTTTAATTCCTAATATAAGAGGTGTGGGTGTAGGTAAAGGAAAGAATTATTGTACAGAGGAAGAGTTTAAAGAAAGGAATTTAAAGATAGATGATATTGATTTAAGTAATGTAATGAAGGAATTAGATTATTTTATTAAACCACCAGTAATAAAAGATATATTTTCATTTGGAAAATAAAACGGAGGAAAGAAAATGTATGAGGATGATAGTATAATTATTTATTTTTTAGTAGGGTTTGTATTTTTAGTAATTGGTGCTCTTATAGGATCTTCGTATTATGAAGAGTATTGTGATGATACAGATAAAATTGGTCAAATGGTTTGTAATGAGAATGATTTAGGCGATTTTGTTGAATTTGAAAATAATAAAATTCATTGTAAACCATTAGAAAAAATTAAATAGTATGATGGTGGATGGATAGTAGAAATAGAAGGAGGAAAACGAAAATGAATAAAAAGAAAATAGCAATATTGTTAGGTTCAATTTTAGCAGTATTTGTAGTAAGTGCAACACTAGTAAGTTATTTGAGTAATACAGCTACAATGAATGTAGATGTAACAAGTCCAATGAGTATAGAATTTGCAGAAGTGGCTCATGGGGGCACACCACAATCAGCAATTGATAATGTTGCAGACGGTGCTGTAACTTGGACGAGCGAATTAACAACTGGTTCAACTACTGGTTTAAGTACATTAGAGCTGGGTGTCAAACTTGTTAATAATGCAAATGTAAACATTGAAGATAGGACATTAGCAATTACTTTAACCAGTGATTTGCATAATGTTGGTTGTGATGATGTAACAAGTCTAACATTTATTGATGTTGGTGCATCTTCAGAAACCACTTATTTCGAAGTTGTACAACAATTAGCTGGAATAGGTTTATGTATTGATGATGGTGTTAGTGCAACTTATAACATACCAATTAATTCTCTTGGTTCAGGACAGACATATAAGTATCCTGTAACTATGACATTTGGTAATGTTGCACCAGCTACATACACTGCAAGCGGAGTAGTACTTGATTAATTATTTTTTTTCTTTTTTATTATATGGAGGAAATAGAAAATGAAAAAAATATTGATGTTTATCTTATTACTGCCAATATGTTTTTCTATGTATGGTGGTGAATCAGAAGTTATTAAACACTTTGATAATTGTACTAATGTTTTGATATCAGTAGAAGGCAATTTAACAATTGATCCTGGAGAATATGTGTTTAAAGATTGTATTGAAATTGGAGTAAATTATTGGTCTTGCGAATGTAATGGATTTTTTGATTTAATTATGGAAACTAAAAGTAATACTTTAAATGATTATAATATCTCAATCAACTATACATATGAAGTAGATGAAGCTGATCCTTATGTTCCATATAGTGGAGGTGGAGGAGGTAGTACATCTAGTCGTGGATTATTTATATTTAAGTGTGTAGCAGAATGGAATTGTACAGAATGGAGTGAATGTATTAATTCATTTGAACGTCGTACTTGTGTTGATATAAATAATTGTTCTGATATAATAACACCAGAAGTTAGTAATAAATGTGGTATGAATAATACTGCTCCTGTGTTTGTTCCTAATATAGTAGAAGAACTAATAGTAGAAGAACTAATAGTAGAAGAGCCAATAGTAGAAGAACCAATAGTAGAAGAACAAGATAAAAGTAATGTAAAAGTAATCATTATAATAATATCTGCTATTTGTATAATAGGGATTATTATTGGTATATTGTTATATTTGTATTTGAAAGAATAAATCAATAAGTTTATATATAAATAAGAATAATACAATAATATGATATTCAGAATATTAAGAATGTTACCAATGTGGTCAATATTCCTAGTCTTCATTTTGATAATGTTAGGATTTTTAATGTGGTTTTTATTATTTTTAAACGATTGAGGTTATGAATATGAGTTGTTGGACACATATAATTTTGGAAGCATATTGCATGTATAGGAGTATGAGTTGTAAGACTTTTAAGACTTTTGATGTGGAGTTGAAAAATGAGGAAATGATAACAAGTCCTAATTCAAAAGTAATGATAAATAATAATTATATTCCAAAAAGTAATAGACCCAAATGGTGTAGGAATAATAATAAAGAGTTTATTCCACAATTTAGATGTATGTGCTTTGGAAAAAATAATATCCGATGTCCATTTTTTTCATTTACAAATGCAGATAAAAAAGATTATAAAATATTTAATAAAGTGTGGTTGGAGGTTATAAATGCAAATGCCTGATATAATGGGAATGATGCCAGGTTTCTGGGGAATTATAATTATAGTTATAATATTCGTTGCTATTTTTCTTGGTGGACCATTTTTAATTGCTTGGTTATTAGAAAACATGATGCAAAAATGAAATATTATATAGGAATTGATAATGGACTTAGTGGAGGCATAACTGTTATAGATGATAATCAAAAAATTGTACATAGTATAGTAATGCCTGTTATTAAAGGAAAGAAAACAGAATATGATACTAATAAAATTGTAGATTTTTTAAGAGAGTTAGAAGAAGCAGTAAGTGTAGATAATTTATTTGTATGTTTAGAGAAAGCTCATGTTCGTCCAGTAAGTGGAAAGCGTGCATGTTTTATGACAGGATTTGGTTATGGATTAATACAAGGAGTTTTACAGAGTTTATATATTAGTTATGAAATTGTATCACCAAATGAATGGATGAAGGATATACTAAAAGGATTAGATAACACAGATAAGAAAGGAAGTATTATGTGGGCTAAACGTAAATATTCAAATCATCATTGGCCAGCAACTGAAAGAAGTAAAAAGCCACATGATGGTAAAACAGATAGTTGTGCAATGGCTGTATATTGTTATAGAAGAAATGAGGGAATAATATGAACACGAATCATTTAATAATAATTTTATCAGTTGTAGTGGTATTTCTTTTGTCGCTTGTATTACTTAGTCATACTCATGATACCACTAAAGATTATGATTGTTCAAAAGTTGGATTAGATGTATTCTTTGGTAAGACATATTATTGTGCAAATTTATCTAGAGAAATGATATTAAGTCTTAAAGAAGCGGATATGATGATAGGCATAAAAGCATATTGTAGATATGAGGATAGTGATTGTTGGGAAGGGTTTATGAATTGGTCAAATGGCGAAGGACTATATGGAAAGTTTGAGTGAGGATGAGAATGAAAAGAGTATTGTTTTTCATATTAATATTATGTTTTACGTGTAGTATTTTAGCTGTAGATAGTGGCGATGATTTTCAGATTACTAATATAGTAAGATGTTATGGTGTAGTTGATATTAAGATATGGGGAGTAGGAAACCTTACTAATAATGGTATTAATTTTAAAGGTTGTAAACAAATAGAATATGATAAGTGGCAATGTAATTGTAATGCAGGTCATACTCCAGTTATATTAGAGACTAAAAATTATACTTATAATATTTATGATGTTGTTGTTGAATATTATATTGCTCCTAAAGTTAAAGTTCAAGTAGGTGCATATGATAAGAATAGTAATAATAAAAGAAATGTTAATATAAATAATATAAGAGTTGGTCCGGTACCAAAAGAAAAGAATGTAATTAAGTTTAAGTTGCCTGGTATTAATATTGCTAGATTATTTGTTGTAGTTATTATAACATTAATATCATCATTGTTGATTGCTACCTATTATATATATAAATATTTTATTAAAGATATAGAAGAAGAAGATAATAATATTGGTTATTTTACTAAAAAAAGGCATAAACCAAAGGTATTAGAGACTGGTGATAGCGAATTAGATAATGTGATAAAAAAGTTGTAGGTTTATATACCTATTGTATATTTGATATATATAAATAACATTCACAACATTTATATACTAAGGGTCGTTTAGTGTGTATAAATTAGTAAATTTTAATATAAATTATGGGGCTAAAATGGAAAAAGAAAAAATCAAATATACAACGTTATCTCAGATAAAAGAACAAACGAATAAATTAGATAAAGCACGAATGTGTACACTTCATATAGATGACGGTGGTGTTATGAAGGAAGTTAAAAAGTTTAAAGGAATATATAATATTAGTAAAGGAGAGTTTACAGCAGCTGTTGTTCCATATTATAATTTAGTACAACATAAAGATTATTTTGATCATTTTGCAGTTGCACTTGATAAGTTAGGAATAAAATGTTCTATGATATTTAAACAAAGCGGAAGTAGGGCATTTTGTGATATTGATTTTGTAGGAAGGAATATTAAGTATACAAATTTAAATGAAGAGTTTACAACAGGAATAAGATTAGTTAATAGTTATAATAAATCAACTGGGTTACATATAATGCCAAGATTTACAAGACTGGCATGTACAAATGGAATGATATTGACAAGGAGTGAACAAACAATAAGTATTAAACACCATTCAAAAATAGTTAAAGAAATTCAAATTTTTGTTGAAAAAAAACTCAATGAAATAATTAATAAAAACGAAGACTTGAAAATATGGGTATCAACAAGTATGAAGGATAGTGCTGAGTGGTTGGTGTGTAGTAAAATACTTGAAAAATTGTTTATTCATCTTAATCATAGAGAGGAGGTGTTGAAACGATTAAATATTTCTGTTATTAAATTAACAGATAAAAAAACAAAAAAGAAAAGTATAGGTTATGTTTATGACGGCAAAGAAAAGAAAAAGAAGTTTACAAGATGGGAGCTTTACAATGCGGTTACTTCGTATATAACACATGGTGAACAAATTACACCCCATATTGAATCTGTATTGCATAAATATGCAGAGAAACTTTTAGTGACGCCGTTAAAAAAAATGCCAATAGCAAAGGTAGTATTATGATCGGAGGATTGATAAAATGAAAGTAAGAAAAATGATTAAAAACATTGTTGCTTTGGGAACAGGATTAACAATGTTAGGAGCAACTGTTTTTGGAGCAATGGCAACAGACCTTGGTCAGTATCCTAATCAATACATCAAGGATGGTGTGTTTGATGGACTGATGGTTGTAGGTGCAGCAGCAAGTACATCTGATGTTTTAGGTATTGTTGATATTGCAACAAGTTTGCAGTTTCAGTCTAAAACAGACAAAGTGATTACAGATGGTAGTGGAAAAACTGTGACAAGTTTAAGTGGTGATGCATACGAATTTGGTACAAGCAGTAATAAGTTAGAAGTTAATGAGTTTATTGGAAATGTTAAATCAACAGTTACAGCAGATGACTTTGGACTTTTAACCAAGAGTACGGTTCGTACAAGAAAAGGAACAACAGATGTTAAACAATATTTGAAATTTAACGCATCAAGTGGTCTTGAAGTTGTATATGATGAAGAAAACGATGTTATCGGACATTATTTAAAGTGTGCTGATAAAGAAGCATTGTTTACTTATGAAGTACAATTTACAGATGGGTTGTATTCAGATATTTATAAATCAACAAATAGTAATGACAAAAGTACAACTGGAATAGGATATCTTAACGATCTGAATGATAAGAGTATATATATGTTAGGTCATTCATATACTATTACAGAAGGAGAAGTAAAGGATTGTACAAATGGAGATGTTAGATTAACATTAATGACAGGAAGTGTAGAACTTTCAATGCAGGAATATGAATCAAAGGTAGTAACCATTGATGATAAGGATTATGATATAAAAGTTATAATCGTATCAGACGGTGCAAGCAACGATGCAAACTCCGTAAAGATTATGGTTAATAACGAAGAGACAAATAAACTGTATGAAGGAGATACATATACTTTTAATGACGGAATAATTTTAGGAGTTAAAAGTATTTTGTCAAACGAAGGTGCAGAAGTAGGTGGACAAGACATTGTATCATTTTATTTGGGAGCAAATAAAATTGAATTCGATAATGGTAAGGTAGAAGTAGAAGAAGAAAGAATCGAAGATGCAAGTGTTGAAGTTAAATGTAATGTTATAGGAAATGATGAAATAAGAATATCATCTATTAAATATACATTATATGCCGATGCAGACAAAAGTGGAGATTTAATAGTAATGAAAGATGAAAGTGTTAGAGATGCATTAGATGAACCACAAGGTATGTTAGGAATTAATTGGGACATACAATATCTTGGACTTACAGGCGAAGAAGGCAGAAGTGAAGTTAGAATAGATACAGATGGTGACGATAGGTATGAACTTAGTTTCATGACACAAAATGATGTTGAGTATAATATGCCGTTGGTTTATGTAACTGCAAGTGATAGTATAATGCATTATGGTGAGGATGATGAGTATAAGTTAGTTTTGAATGCAGCAGATGTAATTACTGAGAACGACTATTTCATCTTAACAAGTGATCCAGGAAATATCGACGGAATTACTCATGTGTTACAACTTGATGAAGTTGACGAAGATGAAAATGTTGTTATATTTTCAGAAGTAGGAACTGGTGAGACAATAGAGATGACATATGATAAAACAACAAAGAAAGGAGATCTTATTGTAGGTGGTGGAACATTTGAAGTTAATACAATTAGTACAGCTGGAGTTAATGTTCCAGGTGTATCAAAATTGATTAGACTAAACAATGGACATAAGATGGAAATTAATGCCTTTGATAACATAGTATTTACAACACCGGCAACTTTAACAGATGACGGAGTTAATCAACTGTTTACTATCAAGTTGAGTGTAGATGCAAATGGCGAGGATGTTGATTTAGATGTTGTAGGTTTGGATATGATCTCTGACGACAGTGATTATAGAAGAGGAACAACCAAATTTGGTGTTGAAGTTAAAGAGAATACAGATGATGTAGATGAACTATTAATTTCAATACCAGAAGGTCAAATATTTCCAAGTGTTGTATTAACAGGACAAAGTTTTACTATTGGTTCAACAAATGTTGTTGAAGGTGGAATAACAATTCCTGAGTATACAGCAATTAGTGTTGGCAAGGCAATACTGGATAGTGAACTTGGAAACATGGCAGCAGATAATGTAATCGTTGTCGGTGGACCGTGTGCTAATACAGTAGCAGCAACCATATTGGGTATACCAAGTACAATGCCTGAATGTTATGAGCAATTTCCTGTAAAAGAAGGAGAGGGTATAATTAGGATGATTGAGAACGGAGAAAACGTAGCTATGTTAGTAGCAGGTTATACAGCTCAGGACACACGGAACGCAGCAAAGATTGTAGCACAGTTTAGTAACTACGAAGAGCAGTTGAAAAACAATAGTGAAGTAATTGTTTCAGGAACAACAATAAAGGTAGCAACTGTTGAAACAGAAACAAATACTACAAACGAAACCATTTAATTTTTTTTATTTTTTTATTAATTTTTAGGGAGGCAAGCGAAAATGGGATTTTTAAAAATATTCTATCAAATATTAGTTATTATTAGTATAATAGGAATATCAATAACAGCATATTTTGATTTTAATAAGTGGATGTTTGTAATAGGTACAATTGGTATTTTATGTCAGTTATCTGTTATTGAAATTATAATAAGTGAGGCTCTTAAAGATTAAAATGGTAAAAAAAGAAAAGGATGATAGTTGTCAAGTATTATTAGAAGATTTAGATGAGAATAGTATTACTTCTATATTAACAAAATGGAAAGAGGTTACTACTATAAGAAAGAATCTGGTTGAAATAGAAGAGATGTTAAAAACTAAAGTTAAGGTTTTTATGAAGGAAAGAAAGTGGGAAAGGTATATGGATGATGATACTAATATAAGTGTTTCTGTAAGTACAATGAAAAGAGAAACACCTGATATAAAACAGCTGAGGGTTATACTAAGTGAATCACAACTTGCTCAAATTATGAGAACTACAACATACGAAAAAGTATCAATAATAACACCTGAAGCACGTGCGAGGTTGAAGAACTATGTTAATAGAAAAAAAATCTAAATTAAAACAATGGATTGAAAACAAACGTGAAAAAAGACATGTGAAAGAAATAGAGAAATTAAAAGATAGTATAAGAAAGAAAAAGATAATTCTTGAAAAAATAAATAGTGAAGAATTTTTAACTGATAAAGATGAAATCAAAGTTAAGAATTTAGAGGAGGATATAATTAAAATGGCAAAATTGATTTTAAAAGATGGAAAATTACAAAAGAAAGAAGAATCAGATATACCAGTAGAAGCAGGTGTACCATCACAACCACAGCAACCACAGCAACCACAGCAACCACAGCAACCACAGCAACCACAGCAACCACCAGTACAAGGACAACCTAATCCAAATCCGTTTAACAATGTTCCTACATCACCATCTATATCAGATGTTGATGTACAACAACGAGAACAAATGTTGCAACAGGAAATGTTAATACAACAGGAACAACAAGCTATGGCACAACAACAAGCTATGGCACAACAGCAACAGTATGCACAACAACAAGCTATGGCACAACAGCAAGCGATAGCACAACAGCAAGCGATGGCACAACAGCAAGCGATGGCACAACAACAGGATATGGCACAACAAGAAATAAAAGATGTTCAAGTAACTATTGAAATGATTGATGGTAAACCAATTATGGTTGGTGTAAGAGAGGACCAATATGAACAATTTATGGAAGATTTATCAAGTGCAGTATCAGATGCAGGAGCTTTTAGAGTTGGTAAAAGATGGATTAATTGTAGGCACATAATAATGTATTACTAATAAATGGAGGTAAAAATAAAATGGTAGGATTAAAAGAGTATATGAATGAGGAAAAAGTTATTAATAGGTGGACTATATTTAAAGCTGGATTATTAGGAGCATTTTGTGGTGCACTATTGGCAACTGGATTTTATTTAATTGCAATAATGCCATGAAATTAAAAAATCCAATTTTGTTTACATTATTAGGAATATTTACTTTAGCAACTTTGGCAGATATTATAACATCATTATTTGTACAAGGTGCTGAGGCAAATCCTATATTTTTGCTCACTAATAATATATACATAATATCCCTTATTAAATTGTTGTTTATAGTAGTATTATACTATATATACCGTGTGAATATATACAAAACACACTTTATATACTATGTATTATTATTAGTAGTAGTGCTCGGTAGTGTACTTTTTATACTGGCAACTTATGGTAATATAATAGGTATGCAACATCCAGAATTAGTTGAAGCAGCAAAGGATATTTCCAATACTGTAAAGGTACAACAGTATAGTAAATTTGTTGGAATAATATATGTTATGCCATTATTGTTTTCCATATTAACATTTAAATTTTATGAATGGTCGTTGAAATATATCAAAATAATAAAGCAGAGATAAAATGCCAATAACATTTGATGGGCAAAATTTGACATCTGGAATGACAGATCCTGTAATGATGTTTACTGTTGTTATTATTTTATTTATTATTATAGGATTTATATTTGTGGTATGGTCATTATATAATATGTTAGGATGAGGAGGAGGATGAAAAAATGATAGCATTTGGAATAGGATTGATTGTTGGAATATTATTAATGGTATTAGTTTTACTTAGTATTGTTTTAATAAAGGAGGTAAAAAATATAGTTAATACAATAACTGAATATGAAAATACATTAACTGATAAAGAATTTAGAAATTATAAAATATTTCAAAATAATAAAATGTGGGGAATTAAAAATGACTATAAAAAATAAAAAGGTTGATGTAGTAGCTGAAAGATTTTTGGGATCAGCAATAACTTGTATATCATTTGCTATGGTACTTGTTATTGTTATTGGTAGTTTGTTTTATTCTGATATAAGTAATAATGGTGAGAAGTTGTGTAAAGATTTAGGTTACACAGAATTTAATACAGGATCTTTTGAGTGTCAAGAAATAACTATAAAAATAATCAAAGGACGAGAGTATGTTAAGGAAGAAACATTACAATTAAGTTTTAAAGAAATAAGATGAATAAAAAGAACATAATAGGTTGTGTACTAATAGCTATTATCTTATTTATGATTTTTATTATAATAGTGAATAGAGAAACTATATTTTCAAATAAAGTAAGTATTAATTATCCAAATGGATGTATTGAAACATGTGTTAATAATAAGTTGATAACCGATGAATGTACAGAAGGAAGAAAACTATTAGATGCAGGTTCGAAACAATGGTTGAACAATCTAAACCAAACATGAATGATATACCAACATTAATAAAAATGTTGGATCAGTTATATGATAAAGAAGAAAAATTAACAGTAGAGATTAAAAAATTAATGGCTATACATAAACAATTACAGGATGATAAAGAGATGTTACAAACATTAATTATGTATCAAATTAATAAAAAAGCGAGAAGATACTAATGGGACAATCAGATATATTACAGGTATTAAAACAACAACCTAATAAATGGTTTACTACAATTGAAATTAGTGAAATATGTAAAGTTAATAATTCAACTATAATAGCTAGGATGAAAACTTTAAGAGAAATAAATTTTGTTGATTATAAATTAGTAAAAACTGATGTTGGAATAAAAAAAAGACATTATTATAAACATAAAAAATGACAAGTAATATAGAATCAAAGGTTGCAGTTGTTACAATTACTTATTATAATCCTGATGTGAATGTTGATTTTGTTAGAATGGAGTTAGCAAGAGATACAATACGGAAGGCAGCAGAGATGGGATTTCCTGTTTATATTGTTGATGCAGGTAGTCCAGATGAACTACTAAAAGATTTTGAAAGTGTTGGTGCAAATGTCAAAACAATTAATATTATTAATATGGCAATAGAACGTATAGCTGTTTTTAAGGAAGCATATAATAGTGGGCATAATATAATAGCGTGGATGGAACCAGAGAAAGAATCATATGTTGATCAAATAGTAAAAACTGCAATGCCTATAATAGAGGAGAATGTTGATTTAGTTATTCCAAAAAGAATGTCAATGAGTTCATATCCTGATATACAAGTATTAGCAGAATGTGCAGGAAACAAAGCATGGTATGAAATGACAGGCCATAATTTAGATTATTGGTTCGGTCCAAAAACAATGAACAGAGATGTAGCAAGTATGTTTATTAATTATGATTGCAAATTTGGAACAAATTGGGAGTCAATTCATTTACCAGTATTACAAGCTTTATATGAGTCAAAAAAAGTTATTAGTGTAGATGTTGATTTTCATTATCCACATCGACAAGTTATAGTTGAAGAAAGAATAATAGAAATGAATAATAAAAGAATGCAACAATTAACAACGTTGGTTGCAGCTGGTGAAAGATATATGAATCATTTGAGGAGTAGAAAATGAAAGAAGCACATACTAAGTATACTTGTGATAATTGTAAAAAGGAAAAATTTAATTCTGATAGTTTAGGGTTTCCTTATGATAATAAATGGTGTTATATTTATAATTTTACAGGTAGAGTTTTAGAAAGTGATTATCCTGGAATAGAACTTAATGTGGCTGATTTTAAAAATAAGGATAAACATTTTTGTTCTGAGAAGTGTATGTTTGAATGGATAAAAAATACTGTAAAAGAATGTAAAAAAGAATGTGTTAAAGAACAAAAAAAAGGTTCAGAAGAAATAGTTAAATTAATATGGAATGATTTACAAAAGGATAAAGTTGACGAAGCAATTAAAACTTTAAAAAATTCGAAGTTGATATAAAATGGCAATGATAGGAAAGTTGGTTGCATTGTTTATTATTCTTATTTTAGTACTTACAGTATTCTCAAGTTTTTTTTGGATTATAATGGGATTGGTTCTTTTGTATTTTCTTATAAGACTTTTTGCCGATTTATTCTGGTGGGGAAGAGATAACGATAAGTGGTAAAGAATTCTAAATTTCAAATTTGAAATTATATTATAAAAAAACCGTGTTACTCTTCATTGGCGGGGGTAATACATAATGAAGAAATGAACCCAACGTTGTGCATTTGCCTCTAAGTAACACGGAAAAAGAGGTGATTATAAAAGTTTGTTACTACCTAATAAAAGAGTAACAAGCCACATGATGAAAGGATAATTATAAATTTTAAATTTCAAATTATGTTACTTTTATAAAAATTATGTTATTCTTATAATTTAATGTATTCATATGTATTAGGAATATGTTTAATAGTATTAGGTTGAAAACTACAGGAGTAATGTTTTTGATAGTCTTCAAATGTCAAAAAAATATCTTTACACGAAGAACATTTACATGGCATTGATATCACCTCTTATTTTTTGTTTGTTACTATTATATATCTATATGTTACTATTATATAAACTTATTGATTATACATATTTTAAACCGCCTTCTTCTAAACCTAACATAATTAAGTCTTGTGTTTCATCATCATAAAAACCTTTAGGTTCGGGAATTATGTCTCCAACTTTCATTCCATCGATATAATTATCTTTTGTTACTATTAATTTTTTGTTTTCTACTTTATGCATATCTTCTTGAATACGTTTAATCATTTCTTGAACCTCCTCAGGACTACTTTTGACATACTTTATTGTAGTATCTAATCTTGAATGATTTAAAGCATTTTTTAGTAATTCAAGGTCGTGTCCTGATTTTTTATATAACACTCTTGCAAAGTTTCTTCTAAAGTCGTGTGTTGCCCAATCTTTATAGTCAATGTTACAAATGTTTAATGCTTTTTTTATATGTTTCCAATATCCATTATATACAGTATTTGCTATAAAGAAACTGTTATATCGTCCTTCAGATTTTTTTGGTGGCGATAAAAAAACAAATTCGTCATCAATATTTTCTTGTGGTATTATTATTCTTTTAGAATGCAATTTAGAATAGTATAATAATTCATCTATTAACTTTTGGTCACGCAATATTACGTTGACCATTTTACTTCCTTTAGTTTGTAATCTAAGTCTTAATATTCTTTTTTCGTTTTCTGTATCTTCATGGATATTTTTTGTTGTCATACCAGAGATAATATCATTTGCTCTAACCCCAGTTTCAAATTGTAATTTGGCAATGAGTTTATATTTATCTAAAGCTATGTTGTGTATGACATCTTTGATTTGTTCAGTTGTTAGTCTAACACCATCTTTTTGTTTATCTTTAAGTGGTCGTCGTATCAATCCTTTTGTAAGTTCATTTTTCAATTTGGTGTCTTCTATGATATATTCTATAAATTTCATTAAGGCATAAGGATAGTTATATTGTGATTTTTTAACTGCGTGTTTAATGAGGAAGTTATTATAGTCTTCTAATTTTTCTATATTAGGATTTGAGACTAAAAAGCGTTGAACAATGGAAGTATATATTTGAACAGTACTTTGATGTAATCCTCTATCTCTCATATACATTGTAAATAATCCTAATTCTATTGTTTTATCTTTGCTCATAAATAATATATTGAATATGTTATATTTAAACTTTTTGCTGAAACTCTTGTCTTAAGACAATAGATGGTTGAGAAGCTTTGTTTTGATTTACTATCATATATCATAGTGGCGTTAGTGTTCAAACTTAATATTGTCTTAAGACAATAAATGGTTGAGGTCCTTTGGTTTGACTTAACATTGTATACACTTCACAGTGATGGTTATATATGTGTATATCCTTAAGACAATAGATTCGTTAGGAGTCTAAATTCAAATTATAAATTATTTTGGAATTGGTAGTAGGTGTGTTATCTGTATTTTCTAATAGTGGCGAGATTGAATATTGAATGTGTGTTTAAACCTGCCGTAATGTTCTTTTAACCTTGGTATCTGTTTGGGTTGGTCGTTTTACAAATGATAGATAAGCAAAAGGCTTTGATATCTTAAACAGTGAATAATGGCGACGAAAAATGGAGAGTTTCAGAAGGAGTTTCATAAAGATGACATTCACAATTTCACCACCTTTTTTCAAACCAGTCAGGCAACCAATAAAACGTATATTTTATTATTTTGGTACTGAAATTGGTATGGTGAGAAATTCTCAGGGAAAACAGACCACCATGGTCACATAAACCAGGTCTTATTTCAATTTTAAATAGTTTATTCTAAAACATGGTAGTAACACTCTGGTTCGAAATACCCTATTATATGAACCCTTAAATTACGTCTAATAATATGGTGTAAATAGGGGTACGTCCACCTGTTTTTATGCAAAAAATAAAGTAACATATTATATATAAAAAGAGGTGGATTTGAAATATTTGAAATATTTGAATTATGGTAGATTTCAAATATTTGAAATGAAGTGTACGTAGGGTGATTGAAATTTGAAATAGTAGTGTTTTTAATGATTTGAATTAGTAGTGTAATATTTGAAATACAAGGTGGTGATACAATATGTATATTGAAATATAGAGATTATATTAGTACGATAATTTGTATAAAATAGGGTAACATATTTTGAGCAAACAATATGATGTTATTTTATATAATACAATAGTTATATTGCAAAAGAACTATTACATTATATGCTTCTATGTTACTTCAAATAAAGTATATGATACAATAGTTATATTATAAAATAACTATTGTTAAATAACTATTACATTATATACTTCTATGTTACTTCAAATAAAGTATATGATACAATAGTTATATTATAAAATAACTATTACATTATATA